AATAATTCTTCCGTTCATCAAGAAGCAGTATGATAAACTCGCAAAGATGATGAATGCATATGAAAACAAGATGGTTATGGACAGAGAGTGTATTGCAGATAAAGCAATATGGACTGCAAAGAAACGATATATGATGCGTGTGCATGATTCTGAGGGTGTCCGTTATGAAACACCCAAGACAAAAATCATGGGCATCGAAACGACTCGTAGTTCGACTCCGCAGGTTGTTCGTGATTCATTGAAAGAGGCAATCAATTTAATTCTCACGACAGACGAAGATACTGTAATTAGTTTTATTGAGGATTTTAGAAATAAGTTTAATTCATATGAACCAGAGGAAATTTCTTTTCCTCGTGGGGTAAATGGTATGAAAAAGTATAAAGATACAAATGCCATTTATATTAAATCAACACCAATTGCGGTTAAGGGATCACTGATTTATAATCACTATTTAAAAAAACATGGGTTGGAAAAAAAGTACCAAACGATAAATGAAGGCGATAAGATTAAGTTTCTTTATCTTAAAATGCCAAATCCTATTTGTGGTCAATACGGCGTAGACCAAGTTATATCATTTCCCAATAGCATTCCAAAAGAATTTGAATTAGATGGTTTTTTTGATTACGACAAACAATTTGAAAAGGCATTTTTAGACCCATTAAAAAATATTCTTTTATCGGTTGGATGGTCACATGAAAAAAGGTCTACACTAGAAGGGATTTTTATATGAGAGATGTAGAATTAAATGGCGAACAAAGAGCAATTTTGATTAGGGTGCTGAAAGAAGAAATAGAAACTCTTCAATTATCGGCAAATAAACTTTTAAAGGCAAAAGAAAGCAGAATTGAAGAATATGAAGACGTACTTGAAGTATTAGAAGTTGCTAATAAACTATTATTTACACTAGAGGATTGACATATCTTTAATTTGATGTATAATAAAATGAAAAGGAATATAAAATGAGCGAACTATTAAAGAAATTAATTAAAGATACAAACAACGATTATGCTTCAATTGTTGAAGAAGGAATAGAAAGCGATGTTAATGGTTTTTTGGATACTGGTTCTTATGCTTTCAATGCTCTGCTTAGCGGCAGTCTTTATGGCGGTATTCCCGACAACAAAATCCTCGCACTGGCTGGTGAGAGTGCTACAGGAAAGACTTTTTTTGCTCTCGGGATTGTGGCTAAGTTCCTGTCTTCTTTTTCTGATGGAGTTGTGTTATATTTTGACACAGAACAAGCAGTAACTTCTGAAATGTTTAAAGAAAGGGGTGTTGATTCATCTCGCGTTGCAGTATTTCCTGTTGCAACAGTTGAGGAGTTTAGACATCAAGCAATTCAAATTGTAGACTCATATCAAGAGTTACCCGCAAACGAAAAGAAACCAATGCTCATTGTTCTTGACTCACTCGGTATGCTTTCTACATTAAAGGAAATGGCAGACACCGCAGAAGGAAAGACAACTAGGGATATGACTCGCGCTCAAATGGTGAAGTCTACCTTCCGAACCCTAACTTTGAAGTTGGGTCAGGCGGGCATTCCCATGATTATGACCAACCACACATATGCTGTAATTGGTTCCATGTACCCAACAACGGAAATGGGTGGAGGTTCTGGATTGAAATATGCCGCGTCCACAATTGTGTATCTTTCAAAACGAAAAGTTAAAGAAGGTACAGACGTTATTGGTAATGTTATTCATTGTAAATTATATAAAGGAAGACTTACCAAGGAAAATTCACAAGTTGATGTTATGCTGAGTTATGATACTGGATTAAATCCATATTATGGTTTGGTTGACCTTGCAATTGAATGTGATCTGTTTAAGAAAGTTTCTACCCGTATTGAGTTGCCTGACGGAAAAAAGGCATATGAAAAAACCATTTACAAAGAACCAGAAAAGTATTTTACAGACGAGATAATGTGGGAATTAGAAAAAAGAGTTGGTAAATTATTTAAGTATGGATCGTCATTAACAACGGAATCACCAGAAGAGGAAGTTGTAAATGACAGCGACTGAACATGTAATTTTAACAAACCTGATATACAACGACAAGTATTCTCGTCGTGTTATTCCTTATCTAGAGGAAGAGTATTTTCAATCAAGAGTTGAAAGAATTATTTTCAGCGAGATTAAAAAATATACTCTCAATTATAAAAGCCTACCAACAAAAGAGGCAATCAAAATTTCTTTAGACTCTAGAGATCATGTAACTCAAAAAGAGTTTCATGATGCTTCGGAATTAGTAGAAAATTTGAAAGAAGAGCCATCAAAACAAGATAGTTTTGATTGGTTGGTTGATGAAACAGAAAAATTCTGTAAAGAGAAAGCAGTTTATAATGCTATTTTAGAATCTATTCATATCATTGATGGTAAATCAACAACAAAAACAGCAAATGCATTGCCAGAAATTCTTTCGAACGCACTAGCAATTTCATTTGATAACAACATTGGACATGATTACATTGAAGACACTGACAAGAGATATGAATTTTATCACCAAGTAGAATCAAAGGTTCCTTTTGATTTAGACTTCATGAACAAAATAACAAACGGTGGAACACCAAACAAAACTCTCAACATCATAATGGCGGGAACGGGAGTCGGTAAGTCTCTCTTTATGTGTCATCATGCCGCAAATTGTCTTTTACAAAATCGTAGTGTTCTTTATATAACATGCGAAATGGCAGAAGAAAGAATTGCAGAGCGTATTGATGCAAACATTATGGATATCACTTTAGACTCCTTAAAGGATTTACCATATAAAATGTATGACCAAAAAATGAAATCTGCTACAGGTGGTGTAACAGGGAAGTTAATTATTAAAGAATACCCAACTGCAACCGCTAATGCAAATCACTTCAGGATTCTATTGGATGAGTTGTCATTGAAAAAGAAATTTAAACCTGATATTATCTTTATTGATTATTTAAATATTTGTACTTCTTCTAGATTAAAACAAGGAAGTAATGTAAATTCGTATTCTTATATTAAATCAATCGCAGAAGAACTTAGAGGCCTTGCAGTTGAACGGAATGTTCCTGTGTTTAGTGCTACCCAAGTAAATAGAACAGGGTATGCAAGCAGTGACTTTGGTTTGGAAGATACATCAGAATCGTTTGGTTTGCCTGCCACCGCAGACTTTATGTTCGCCTTAATTTCTACAGAAGAATTAGATGAACACAATCAAGTTCTTGTCAAGCAATTAAAAAATAGATACAACGACACTGCTATTAATAGAAAATTTTTATTAGAGATTAATAGAGCAAAGATGAAATTGTCTGATGTTAAAAAGGAAGACCAGAATTTAATTGAATCAAATCAAACTAATAAGGAAGAGTTGGGTTCGGGTTTTAACGGTAAGAGTTTTGATGAAAAATTTATGGTTCCGAATAAAGAGAAATTTACGGACTGGAGAATTTGATGTCTATTTTCATTGATAAGAAATTTATCAATATGGTTTCACCACAACTAGAAAAGTTTGCTTGGAAGAAAGATAATTTAGCAAACTGCCGTTGTCCTGTTTGTGGAGATTCTGATAAGAATAAAAATAAATGCAGGGGTTATTTTTTTGTTAAGAAAAACAATTATTTCTATAAATGTCATAATTGTGGTGTCGGACATAACATATATAATTTTTTAAAAGACATTTCCCCTTCGTTATGTAAATAATATTCTTTGGAGGAATATCGAGAAAAAAACGGTGGTAAAAATAAAGACAGAAAAAAAGAGAGCAGTGATTTGTTTGGATTTGTAGATAAAAAACCTAAATTCAAAAAGAAAGATAAACTTTTAGACGAGGTATTCTGTTTGAATGATTTACCGAACAATCATGATGCGGTTAAATTCGCTAACATGAGGATGATTCCAAAACAACATTGGGGATTGCTTTATTACACAGATGACTTTGGCAAATTTTGCAAACATTTAGACCCCGAGTGTTTTTGTGGAAAAGAAGATAGATTGGTTATTCCCTTTTTTAATAGTCATGGAAATGTTGTTGCAGTACAAGGTCGTGCATTGAATATGTCAGATGAAGTTAAAGCAAGAGAGACTGCCAAGTACATAACAGTCAAGGGAGACAAAAGTATCGACCGACTTTGGTATGGTATGTGGAGAGTAAATCCAAAGAAACGAGTATATGTTGTAGAAGGTCCATTAGACTCGTTGTTTTTAGAAAACGCTACAGCAATGGTTGGAGCAGGAGCGTTAAAGGAAATTCCATCCAGATTTGAAAATTCAGAGATGACATTTATCCTTGACAACGAACCACGCAACCGTCAGATTTGTGCATATGTTGAAAAGTTGATTGAGTTGGGTCGTGATGTTTGTATTTGGCCAAACAACATTCTAGAAAAAGATATTAACGATATGGCATATAGAATGTCTACGCGCAAAATACAGAAAATGATTGATGAAAATACAGTTAATGGGTTAGAAGCAAAATTAAGATTTCAGGGATGGAGAAAGTCATGAATAAAACAGAGATAAAAAAAGCATTTGAAAGTGTTCTTCAATATGGGTGGATGTGGGGAAGACCAAGAACTATAGAAGATTGGGATTTGCTGCATGAATATTATAAGCAAGAATTAAACAACGGTGAAGAATTTAAACCCGACACAACAAAGAAAGCAAAGGCATCTTAAGGATGATTGAGAAACACATATGACTGATGTTAGAGTGTTGGATAAAGGATATGTTCAACTTGTTGATTGTATGGGCGATGACCTAACAGTTGTTAATTCTGCTAGGGTTTCTTTCTCTAGTCATAAAGAAAAGTTTGAAGACAAAGACGAAAAACTTATTAGATATCTTGCAAAACACAATCACTGGACACCGTTTGCACATCCACAAATTACCCTACGAATCAAAGCACCTATTTCGATTCGTACACAATTCTTTAAACACAAGCAAGGATTTGTAGAAAATGAAGTTAGTCGAAGATATGTAGACAACCCACCAGAATTTTATCATCCCAAATGGAGACACCGACCAGGCGGTAACGCCAAACAAGGCAGTGATGGTTGGTTGGAATGTGTTGACGGTGGTGGTGAAACTTCTGGTGGATTCGCCACACATCCTCTTTATGAATCCTATAAACATTTAATGAACCAAGCAGAAAGAGTATACACAGAATTACTTGCATCCAATGTTGCACCAGAACAAGCACGATTCTGTTTACCTCAAGGAATGTACACAGAATGGTACTGGACAGGTTCTCTTGCCGCATATGCAAGATTTTACAAACAACGAATTGATGACCATGCACAATGGGAAATTCAACAATATGCAGAAGCGGTTAGTGA